GGCGGCGGCGGCGATCGCGGCTTGCGCGCCGGCTTCGTAGGCGGCCTCGAGCGCAGCCTTCAGGCTCCACACCGCCTGGTCGCTGAAGTCCAGGGAGTCGCTGTTGCGCGTCTCGAGCGTCTCGCGGTTGAGGTGCTTGATCGCGATCACCGTGAGCATCTCGTCGCGGCGCTGGTGCGCGGGGCTCTTGGCGGGGGTCTTCGTCTTCGTCGTGGCGTTCATCTCGGGGCTCCTGTTGTCGCGCGGTGTTGCGCGATGACTTGACTGTGCCTATCTGAAAGCCAACAGTCAACGGGCTAACCCGACAATTTCACGCGGGAGCTGTGCATAAGTTGGCGAGCTACTGGGCGTCAGCCCTGTGGATATCCACATTTGCAGGTGCTCGCGGCGCGCGATTGGACACGCCGCTGCATTTTTGCTACGCTTCTCTGCATGATGATCCCACCCGTCCCCACTCTGGCCCAGGTCGCCACCGCGCTGAGTCTGCTGCGCCAGCCTCAGCTGGAGAAGCTCTCCGAGCTCTCCGGCGTTCCGGTCGGCACCCTCTGGAACATCCGCAGTGGCAAGTCCGCCAACCCCGGCATCGTGACCGTGGGCGCGTTCCAGCCGTACGTACAGTCGCTGGTCGACGTGGCGCTCGCGGCGCCACCGGAGGCTCGCGCTCCGCGTGGCACGTCGCTGCGCGCGCGCCGCGGCGTGACGCGCCGTAAGCGGGCGGTGCCGCCGCCGGCTGGCGCGTCCGCGGAACCTCCGCGTGGCGGCCCGTCTGACCTGCCTGGGTCGGACGCGCCATGAGCGGCTTTCCTCCGAAGCCCGGCACCGCGGCGTACCGGGTGCTGGCTCATCTCGAGACGATCCTGCCGCGCAGGCCGCGCGCCACCGCCGGCATGGTCGCTGGCGAGCTGCGCGGGCTGACGCCGTCGCAGGTGCGTGATGCGCTCGAGGCGGCGACCGCGGCCGGCTACGTCAACCGCGAGGCCGAGATCGGGATCTCTGGGCGCGGGCCGGTGTTCTACGAGCTGGTGCGCCGGACCACCGGCGAGCTCGCGGTGGGCGGCGGTTCTCCCGATCGCGATCAGGTCACTGGCGCTGGCGACCCGGCGCACGAGCCTCGAGGCGTCATCGAGCCGGTGGTCGACCCGAATCCGCCGCCGATCCTGGAGGCGCACGATCCTGCGGCGCAGATCGGCAAGGTGGTGTCGATCAGCCAGCGGCGCGAAGGCGCGGAGGTCGAAATCGAGCGCTTTCCGCAGCTGAACGACTGGCTCCGCGCCACGCGCGGTCTGCCGGTGGCCGAGCGGGACGAGCCCGAGACGGTGGTGCTGCCGGCTGGTGGCGTGGTGGTGAACCACAACCTTGGCTTCGAGCCTGGCCCGACGGTGCAGCAGATCGTTGCGTCCGCGGTGGCCTCGGAGCCCGTCATTACACCTGGTGTGCAGTTGGACTTCGCGCCTGGCCCGGATCAGTTTGCCGTAGCGCTGGCGTCCGATGGTCGGCTGTTTTGCTGGCGCGGCACCGTGCCCTTTGTCTGGTCAAAGGAGGAGGCCCGCGTGCTGGTGCAGCACCTGAATCGCATGGACCTCGACGTCCTGCTCGAGCCGGAGGCGGATTGATGGGCCTGAATTCCACTCCGCCTTCGCCGGTGGTCCTTGAGGCCCGGCTGGCGATGCTGCAGGCGCTGCGGCCGTTCGCCGACCGCCTGGAGGTGATCGAGATCATCGCAGTGCTGTCGCAGACCGTGGGACAGTTCGTGGCCATGCTCGACCAGCGCCAGTTCACTCCCGAGCAGGCGATGCACGTGGTCCATGAAAACCTGGCCGCGGGCAACGCTGCGCAGATCGAGCAGGTGATCGGCACGCCGAGGGGATCCGCATGAGCTCCTACCCACCGGTTCCGCCGCTTCCGCTGGTGCCTGCGGAGGTCGATCTCCGGGACTTCGGGTTCATGCCGCTGGACGTGGCTACGCTCATGTCTTCGTCGCTCTGGGTGAAGGCGAAGAAGGACCCGCGCGTGGGGCACGCCGCGGTGTCGCTCTGGTGCCGCTCCTGGCACGAGGTCCCTGCCGCTTCGCTGCCGAACGACGACGAGCTGCTCGCCGACTTTGCTGGTTGCGACGAGGTCGAATTCGCGCGTATCAAAGAGCGCGTTTTGGCCAACTTCGTGCTTTGCACTGACGGTCGCCTGTACCACGAGCACGTCGCCAAGAAGGCGCTCGAGGCGTGGGATGCCAAGCTGGCGCGCCTGGAGCGCACCCGGGCCGCTACCGCGGCGCGAGAGGCAAAGCGGCTCGCCGCCGAAGCAGACGCTCACAAGCCGCGCCGCCGCCGTGACGTCAAACGTGGCGAGCAACGTGACGTGCAACGCGGTGCGCAACGTGACGTAGAACGTGACGTTCACCAAGAGACAGGGACAGTAGAAGGGACAGAGATACTCTCTATCTCTCCTACTTCCGTAGGAGAGAGCACTCCGTCGTCTTCGACGCCGGAATCCCCCCCAGCGCGGGCCCCGGAAGCCGCAACGCCGGCCCGAAAGCGCGCTGCCGCGGCTCCGGCCCTACCGTGCCCCGACGACGTCGCTGGCGAGGTCTGGACGGCGTGGCTGGACCTGCGGCGCAAGAAGCGCGCGCCGGTCAGCGACGTGGTGCTGCAGCAGGCCCGCAAGGAGGCGGCCCTGGCGAAGCTCTCGCTCGAGGCGTTCCTGCGCATCTGGTGCTTCCGCGGCTCGCAGGGCCTGCACGCGGACTGGATCACGCCCCAGGACCGGCAGCGCTTCGGCAGCTCCGGGGCCTACGACCGTGTCGGCGCGCAGCTGGAGGTCGCTGGCTTGATGGTCAATCCGCCGCGTGAAGCGGCACGGAAACCGGCCGATCCGGTGCAGGAGGTCATCGATGTCTCAAGCCGTCGCATCGCCTAACGCCGGCGATCTGGACCCGTTCCTGCCGGGCACGTGGGTGCACCGGATCTGGTCCGCCATGCGCGGGAACTACGGCGCGGAGTTCGATCGCCTGTGGGCCAAGCCGCCGCACGCGGACCCGGACGAGCACGTGAAGTCGCTTCGCGAGACGTGGCAGCGTGAGCTCCGGTGCTTCCGCACGTTCCCGGAGGCGATCTCCTACGGGCTCGAAAACCTGCCGCCGCGGCCGCCGAGCCTGCCCGAGTTCCGGGCGCTGTGCTTGCGTGCTCCGGCCCGCCCTCCGAAGCAGCAGGACTTGCTTCCGCCGCCGAAGGCCGACCTGGCGCGCCTGGCGGTCGAGATCTCGAAGGTGGCCGGCGCGTGGAAGGCCCGAAAGCCGACCGCCTGCCTCGAGGAGCTGGAGCAGCGCCAGCGCAACGGCGAGCGGCTCACCGCCGGGCAGCTGGCCTTCTTGAAGGCGGCCCGCGAGACGCGGCCGGCGCAGACGGTCAGCTACGGCGAGTTCCGGCCGATCGACCCGTCCGCGCTGCCGCCGGGCATGGTTCGGGACTCGCGGGCATGACTTTCCATCCCGGTGCTCCGCGCCTGGAGCCTGATCCGTGCCGGCCGTCGTCGCCGGCGGACTGCTGCTCGAGCTGCGCGCGGCGCAACGAATCGCTTCCGGTGCCGCCGATCCTGCGGCCCTCTCACGTGCTGCTCGACGTCTCGCTGATGGCCTGGCCCGACGGCACCTGTCCGCTGCGCATTGCCGCGGCTTTCGCTCAACCCCAGGAGACCTCCGATGTCGCTGCTGTTCCACGATGACTCCGAATTCGAGGCCGCCGCTCTGCAGCGCGCCGTCGACGCCGATCGCGATGCCGACCTCGAGCCGAACGCGCCGCCGCGCCTGGCCGTGCGGCTGGTGCTGATCGCCATGCTTGCGGCTGGTCTGTGCGCGCTGGCCAGCGTCGCGCTGTGGGGGACCTGGCGATGAAGCGTCCGCGTTTCCTGGGTGTGAACCTGCCGCAATGGCTGCTGATCGCTGCGCTCCTGGTAATCCTCGTATGGCTCTGCGCCGCCGGGTGGCTGATGATCGAAATCATGCAGGCCATCACCGGCGCTGGCTCGAAGGGGTGCGCATGATCGCCGTAGGCATCGATCCCGGGCTGACCGGCGCGATCGCCTTCGCCGACTCGCGCGGCACGTGCGCCATCTGCGACTTGCCAACCGTGCCGCTGTCCGGCAGCGGCCTGATCCGCCGTCGCATCGACGGAGGCGCGCTGGCTCGAATCGTGCGCGACTTCTGTCCGGTCGGCGAGCCCTGCGTGGTGGCCATCGAGGCGGTGCACACCATCGGCGGCAAGGCGAACAACGCGGTTCAGACGCAGGGCTCGCTCATGCGCACGCTGGGTGCCATCGAGGCGGTGCTCGAGGTGCTCCGGCTGCAGTTCACCGCCGTCGACCCGCAGACCTGGAAAGGCTTCTACGGGCTCGACGCGGAGAAGCGTGCGGCCATCCAGAAGGCCCTCGCGCTCTACCCTGGCGCGCCGCTGGCGCTGGTGAAGGACCACAACAAGGCCGAGGCGCTGCTGATCGCGCACTGGGCGCTTAGGTCCCTGCCATGACCACCGCGCCGAAGTCTCCGCCGGTGAATCCGCTGAAGGTCGCAGGCTACGGACTGAAGATGAAACGCATGTGTGACTTCCACGGTGGTTCGGCGCCGGAGGCTGGTGGTCGAACCAACAAGCGCACGAAAATGTGGAAATGCGCCGCGTGCGTGGCGCTGGACAACACGGCGAAGGGCAAGCCGTGAGCGAGCCGACCGTGCTCTGCAGCGCGTGTTCCGAGACGCTGTCGCAGCCCCTGCTCGACTGCTACCTGCTCGGGTGCACTTCCTGCCAAGCACGCGCGATCGCGGTGGTTGGCGATCGCGTGCTGCTGCTGAAGGATCCTCTGGAGCCGGCCTGGCGCGAGATCCTCGAGCGCATCTTCGGCGCCGCCTGGCGCGCGCAGGTGCCGGAGGTGCGGCGCTGGGTCGGCGTCATCCGTCGCTTCGAGGCTTCGAATGTCCCAGCCTAGCGTGCTCGACCTGTTCTCAGGCATTGGCGGGTTCTCGCTGGGGCTCGAGCGCGCCGGCTTCCGCACTGCCGCCTTCTGTGAGATCGATCCCTGGTGCCGGCGCGTGCTGGCGAAGCACTGGCCTGGAGTTCCCTGCTATGACGACGTGCGCGACCTTACCGCTGCCCGGCTTCGAGCCGACGGCGTCGAATCCATCGACACCATCTGTGGAGGTTTCCCTTGTCAGGACGTCTCGCTCGCCGGCAAGGGTGACGGGCTGGATGGTGAGCGATCCGGGCTCTGGCGATCCTGCGTGCGCCTGGTTGGCGACGTTCGACCGAGACGCGTGCTCGTGGAGAATGTCGGGGCTCTACGAGGCCGAGGACTCCTGGCCATTCTTGGCGACCTTGCCTCGCTCGGGTATGACGCGGAATGGCATGCTGTTCCAGCTGCGGCCGCTGGTGCAGATCACCTCCGTGATCGCGTCTGGATCCTCGCCTGGCGCATCGACATGCGACCCTGCGAGTTCTGCGGATACGTCTTCGACCACGACCGTCTGGGGCGCTACGGGTGCCCGAACTGTTGTGGTGAGGCCGCTTCTACCGACGCTGCAGGCTCAGGACTTTCGCAACGCTTCGGACTATTCCGATCGCTCTCGAGGTCACTCTCCGCAGTTGAGGCACTTGGGCTCGGGCCGGCTCGACCCGTCTTTCTGCGAAACGTTCATGGGGTTTCCAACCGGCTGGACCGACGTCGAGTGAAGGCGCTGGGTAACGCTGTCTATCCGCCGCTGGTGGAGATCCTGGGTCGCTGCGTGCTCGAGCAGGACCGCGCGCCATGACCCTGGTGCTGAAGCCTGCCGGCCCGGGCAATTGGGCGGTGACGCTCATGACGCTCGAGGGCAGGTGCTTTCGGTCGTTCAGGATCCGGCCTGGCGATCGCTTCCCCTTCGGCGGCGTGCTCTGGCGCGTTTGCGAAGTCCGGCCGTAGATGCAACCATTCCCTCAACCCGTCCCGAAAGGACCCCATGAAACCCACCCGTCTCATCGCCGTCGCTCTCCTGGCCCTGGCCAGCGCGAGCACTTTCGCCACCACCTGCAAGAACGGAGGCACCAATTGGCCGACGTGCACCCCCCCTTCGAAGCCGACGGATCCGTCGATCTCAATCGCTACGCAGAGCAGCTCGAGCGCGCAAGCCTCAGCGGAAGCCGCGGCCGCCGCGCAGGCCGCCGTGAGTGGTTCTTTGTCGGCGACCGGTGGTTCATCCGCCGGTGGCACAGCGAGCCTCAGCGACTTCAGCCGGCAGAACCTGTACGTCCTGCCGGCGCCGGTCCAGGCTGCTCCGCTCCCGCCCGGCCTGTGTCCGCAGGGCGACTCCATGTCGATCGGCATCCTGTGGAATCTGTTCAGCTACAGCCGCTCGAGCACGCGCAGCGAGATGGAGTGCCTGGACAAGGTGCTGGCGTCGATCAAGCCTGCGACGCCGGTGGTGCAGCAGCTGGCTCCGCTGACTCCCGAGGAGAAGGCGACGCTCGAGCGGCTCGACCGGGAGAGCAAGGAGCGGGCAGCGATCTCGTCTTCTGCGGCTTCTGCGCCTGCGAGCACTCCCCGGGCACCCGCTGCGGGTGCTTCTGCGACGAAG